AGTTGAGTCTGTGGTTTTGCTAATATTGGTGGCAAATATTCCCTAGATTCAGATTTAGGTTGCGGTTTTGCTGTTGATAGAGGTTTACCTTGTATATTAGTGTTATTAAATGTATTTGATTTAAATTCTGGATTTTTAACTCCACCTCTACCTAGATAAAAGGAATTTAGGTTTTTTCCAACATTATCATGAATCTTATTTATTGTATTCTGATCTAATTTACCTCTTGCAATAATCATATTATTCTTTGCTCCAATTAACAGGCTTAAATCCCAAATCTGGTATTACGATGTCTTCGTAAGGTGCTAGATGTGAAATGTTAGTAATCTTTGCTTTTAGCTTTGGGCAATTGACGTGTGGGCCTTGATGCCGATCAACGCAATTAAGGCAGACAGGATAGAAATCAGCATTCAATGACTTGTCTGGATTGTTCATCCATCCGTGCTTGCCTTTGACATATCGAGTTGGGTCTGGCTTTACGTTGTTTGCCTCTAGGTACTCGTAAACATCCTCGTCATTCCAATCTTTTAACAAATAGAGAGAGACAGGACTTCCGTCAACGTGACGAATATCTTGCGATAATGGGACGTGACCCTTAATTAAGTCAGTGTCTGACCATTTAGTGCCAATCCAGACTCCGTTCCACGGGAAATTAAATGTTCCAGTAGGACGCATTAAAAAGTCATCAACACCGCACATGAATGGTTCATTTACTTTAGGTCTTTCAGTTCCCAAAGAGAGGACGATGTTATTGTTGCCCCAAGGGAAGTAATGCAGTAAATCAAATCTAACCTCACCAGTTTCGACATCAGGCCCATCAGAAAGACCATATTTTAATGCTGGGTATTCATATACTGATAGTTGCCAATCTTTAATTAGCTTATCTGAATACGCATATCTTTCGCGGAATTTTGGCTGACGAAATTGAACAACAGGAAGATCAATTCCACATTTGAATTTTAGAAAGTGCAGAAGGACAGTTGAGTCCTTTCCACCAGACCAAAAGATGACCGAATTGGGCCATTGTTTGTTCCAACTAACCGCTTTATCGATTGTTTTATGTATTAGGTTTTTCATCAAATAATAATTGCAGCAGTAGCCGCACCAGCAACTGCACCACCTGCTCCGATCCATGACCCCATTGCGGCATTTTTGCTTTGCGCGTTTTGCGCCATGACTTGGTTCATCATATTGTTATAATTTTGCGTGTCTGCAACATTGGCAGTGTGAGCAGATTGGATATTCCCCATCGAGCGGTTAATTGCGTCCTGTGCCGTTTGTCCTAGACCCTGTGCGCCAGACAAGACACCACGTTGCCATTCTTGGAGGCTCTGTCGGTTCTGTCCTTTTGCTGCTTGTTGTCCAGCAACCAATGATCCGGGGTCAATGCCTCCCTGCATTTGAGTTGCATCTAGATACTTTTGACGCAGTGCCATATCCTCTAGCGCAATCTGTTTACCCTGTGCCGTGGATTGGTCAAACATTGCAGACCTGCCAATGGTGGATCCCATGTCGAGTCCAGTCCCCATCATTTGTGCTAGACCTTTTGTCTTTGCCCACTGCCCTAGTTTTTGCTGCCAACTCTCTGGAGAGGTTAGATTCTGTACAGTCTCGCTCATGCCTGACCGCATCTTGGCTAGAGTTGGATCTACGTTTTCTTCAAATTGTCTAGCGCGATTTGCATTTTCAATTCCTAGCTCAAATGCTTGTTGAGAAACCTCGCTTGGGTTGAACTCTTGGTAAATTGGCTTTAGTTGAGTAGCCATTTCAAGCAACTTTCCTTGAGAAGCAAGACCACCATACATCCCTTTGTTAGCTTCCGATGCCATCATCATGTTAAGATCAGGACGAGGACGTTGAATTTGAGGAGTATATGTTTTGCCACCCATAAGTTTAATTAAGCTAAAGAATAAACTTCTCTTTTAAGAGGAGTCAACCCTAATTTTTCTATTATTTCGTTTGTAAAATTGGTTCGTTCATTGGCTAACGGAACTCCGATGAACCCCGGTGAGTTTGAAATCTGGCAGTGTGCCTTCCAATCACTCATGGTTTGGATAACATCTTTTGGTCTAGTGTATTTAGGATGATATGCGGGATAGATTGTTGGGATAAAAACATGATCGGAATATCCAAACAGCACACCATCACGATAATGTGCGTAAACATTAATATTGGGATGCTCTATAATCTTGTGATCGAATTCTTCAGCAAAATCAACAAGTTCCAAGAATTCATTAGTTCCTTTTTGAACAAGTTTATATTCAATTTGTGGCCTCATATGTATTAATTAAATCCAACCAGAACATCGTCTGGGTTGGCTATTGTTTGTGTATAGTTAGCAAACCTGTCAGCTTGTGCTTTCAGGATATTGTTGCGTGTAGAGTTACTGCCACACACCGCGCATGGCAAGCAATTATTTTGACCAGTCGTGAATGGGATTGACGAGTAAATTGGAACCACGGGATCATCACCAAATGGACTGATGAACTTGTTTGGAAAGCTAGTGACCTCTTTAGTTGCTGTAATGATCGATGGCATATTAGCAGGGATTCTGGGCTTTAAATTGTTGTGCAGCGGCAGTTGCGGACTGAAGCGCAAGCACTCCAGCTTCCTCTTGAGCGTGTTCAAAACTAATATATGACAAGAACGTAGCAGATGCCGTGGCAGAAATTGATTTCGATGGGTTTACATCACAAATCAATGTTGCGGTCTTGAATACTTTTGCGCTATATGAGTTGTCATTTGCCGATTGTTGCTCGTATGGGTTTGGCAGCAGGTCGATTAACAATGTTTCCCCAGTCTGTGCCACAACGCAAGATTGAGTCTCATCTCCCTGCGGAACACCTGTGGATTTCTCCTGCCAAGGATCCATGAAGAGTCGAACGATTTCAACTCCGAATTCACCGCACCACTCGATTAACAAAGAAAATGCCTTATCAACATCGTCTGTTAGGTATGACTCGCAAGTTGAAACAAGTGAATTCCGCTGAGTTGATTCAGTGGTCAACCTTCGATACTGCGAGTTAAGGAAGCCTAGATTCTGAATCTCTGTTTCGTATGGTGTATTTTCCCATTGGTAGTCATCCGTGACCGCAAGAATGCGCTTTTGAAGGATTGGGTTGTATGATCCCTTGCTGCCCCTGTAGGACACTTTTAGATCAACTGTGCCACCAATCTGCGTCGATTCAATTTCAGCATACACAAACTTCTTTAAATCCATTTCGTCTCCAAGCAATGCAGTTTCAAACTGCGAGTAAATTCGATTGTAGAGTGTCGTTGTAGTTTTGTCTGGATTGATCTGAAGGTAAGAATCGATTCGTTCTGGTTGGAATGACTCCCAAAGGTGGTTGAATGATCCATCGTTCGTTGCAGCGTAATCGACGCTAAAGTGGAAGCACCGAGATTGCCCGTCAATGACTCCTGTAGTCCATTCGACTGGGCGTGTTCCTGTCCAAACTCCTGCCCATGCAGGGAATCTGTTTTCTCCACTGCTCCATTCTGAGGCAGTGGCATAATCCAACACCATTGTGTCTGAATTTAATGTTTGAAGGTATGGAATAGAGTAAAGCAAATAGTTTTCAAATCCCGTGGCACAAATCCTCGTTGGATCCGCTGCCATGAGTCTCTTTGCTCTTGCCATTTCAACGTCCTTAAACAAGACCTGCGAGGACAAGTAGGAGGTGGCTGCAATATCACCTGTCATTAGACCCCCCTGCGCGTACCACCACATCTGACCCGCTTGAAAAGCAATTGATTTTCCAGCAATACAACCAACAGTTGGGTACAATGTGGATTGGAAGTTTTCAGTTGTGACCCACTGCTCACGATCAAGAACTCCCGATTTCAATTGGAATGTAGACCGATCCGTAAATACAATCAGACGTGTTGATGTATCTTGACCGACATAGCTTGCCAATCCAGTAACAGGACGAGAAAAACTAAAATCTCCACGGGATGTTCCTGTGGTACGTTCTTTAAACGATGTTGGATCACCTAGATCGGAGGCTAGTACAATGTTCTTATCAGCGATCCACATTCTGTTTCCGCTATATGCCATCCAGTATCCTACGGGAATTGTGGAGAGTTGCGTTCCACCCTTGTCTGCACCATCCCAAAATGATGGATATGAAATACCATCTTGAATCATCACAATACGATGTGCTGGAGTAGCAAACTCGTCCGTTCCAGTCGATAAGTTTGCGGAGCGTGTAGCAAGCGCAAATACAAATTGATCAACGTCTGGTGACATCGAGATGTTTTTTAACCGATAATCCTCCCAGTTGCTTGGCTGAACCAACGGGAATGGCGAGTAGTAGACGTTTCCGTTCACAGCAAACACCATGTAGGACAACTCGCTTGCAACGACACCATTTCCATCCACATCGAAGATTTTAGCTGGAGTGGTCGATACTACGCCGTCCCGTTCGATTGTAAGTGCCGATTCCTTTTGTTTATTAGAAGAAAAGAGAACGCCACCTTGGAAATTACCAGCGGGAAGGGAAAGTTGCATTTTATGCCCCGGTCTCGTTTGAACGATGCCACCACGGACATTAACATTTACACCCCACTTGCATTGGTTTTCTGGCAATGACCACGGGTTGCGAACGGAATTAACTCCTTGCACCCACCCAGTTGAGACTTTTTTTAGTCTTCCTGCTGTAATGTTTTCACTTTTCATTACTAGAACATAACTGGATCAGTTCCATCGCCATACGTCAAATCATTAATTTGTGGTGGAACGAATGCGTGACCATCTTGGTGTTCTTGCTGGTTCTTGAGATATGCCAAGGCAAATCCCCAGTAACGTAGTGCTTGTTCAGCAAAGTCCTTGTCCTCTAGATCACAAGCGTGAACGGCAGTGATGATTGCGCGTGTATGCTCAATTGGAATGAAGTCGTATTTACTAGTGATAACTGGAGGTTTTAGCCTGTAGGCAATTCTTACCCACGCGCATGGTTTGCCAATGCGGATCCTGCGGTACTGCGGATTGACTTCCGTTGGGTGGTACTGACCAATCAATGTCAAATCATTGCTGCGTCCGTAGTCCATAGCGTAAAGGCTCACAAACCCGTCTGTAAGGGGTTTTTGAATGTTAGCGACACTCTTAACTAGGATTGGATCCTCAATGGCATCAACGAAGAATTTGCTGTCCGTGGATAGACCACTAGTTGAAAACTCTTTTCTTCCAACAATGCTAGATAGGTTTTGAGATTGTGCTTTGGTAGCATAAAGTTCAAACTCATCGTTATCAATTCGACGAATGAAGTATGTTGTTCCTGCAACCAATCCATTCGGAAGTACATCACCAGAATTGGCTCGTACAGTCACGGATTGACCCGTAGTATACAACGAAGCGTCAGCAACAATGCTTGTGGATGGGGATGCCGTAAAGGTTCGTTGGATATCTAGGGACAACTGACCAGTGCCGGGGGTCGTAATCGGAACCAGAACTGATGCAGAATACACATTAACACTATCCCCAACCACCCTAACTTGGTAGTCCGTTCCAGCAACCAATGGAGAAGGAAGAACTCCGCTTGTTGAAAACTTCACAGTCTCATTTTCCTGCAAGAATTGCACGGAAGATGGTTGGATTAGATTGTTGTATGGAAGCGGAGATACAGAAAATCTCTTCGCAAAGTAAGACTGCCCAGTTCCAAAAGACACAACATTAATTTGACCCGTTGTTCCACCAGCAATTGCATCTACCGAGGAGGTATATGCTCTAGCAACTGACGTAGACGATACATTTAGGAATGCTGGCGTTGCGCCATTGTCAATCGCTGGGCTAGTTGTAGGCAACAAGTAGTCAGTTCCCCAGTAAATGGTTGATGGTGTTGTAAGATTAGTAAAATCCCCTAGCCACTTGTTTGTAAATGAAACTCCGAAAACGCGAGATAGAACAACATAGAATGTTCCAGTTGGAGAAGATGTAATGTTAATCTTGCTAAAATCAGCGTTCTTAACAGTGAAAACACCAGTCGATGGGTTCAATGGGGTTTCTGCGCGATAAGATGTTCCAGAAAGCAATGGGGATGGAAGTGTGCCAGTCGAAGAGAATTGTACGAATACACCAGTGGATGGTGTGATTGATACTGTCGGTGGAGTTGTGTATCCAGTTCCACTTGTTACTATATTAAGTGAAGTTACAACACCACCAGCAATGTTTGCTGTTGCAGTTGCTCCAGATCCACCACCACCAGTTATTTCAACCTGCGGAGCATTTAAATATCCAGAACCTCCAGAAATTTGAGTGAATCCAATAACAAAAGATGTCTGAATGGTTGTATTTGCAACTGCTTGCGTTCCAGTTTTAAGTTTAACCTTTAATGTGCCAGTTGCTGGAGATGAAAATGCCTCAATGGTTCCAGTGGCAGGAGTTGTTAGAGAAGATGAAACTGTATAAGTAAATGTGCTTCCAGCAGCGGTTAGTAATGTTTTGTTGCCATTGTAACCATCTGGATTAGCACCACTAATTGCAATAACTTGACTAGGAGCAAAACCATGAGGTGCTGTTGTTGTTGCTGTTGCCGTTGTTCCAACTCTGACTAATCCAGTTGGGCCTGTTACCAACGCAACTGTTTGTCCAATTTCAGTAATAAGCTGATATGTAAATGATGTGGAACTTAAAACTGTTACAACAAAATCTCCGTTGTATGCAGCTTGATCTGCTCCAGATATTGTAACTGTATCACCAGTCCTATAGCTATGATTGCCAGATGTATTAACAGTAACTGTAATACCATTTGTAACCATTGATGTAATATTAATTAATGGAGATACAGGAGGAGCGGAAATTGTTACAGAAGGTGCGGTTGTGTAGCCAAATCCGGGGTCATCAATCACAATCGATGACAACTGGTAGGTGATAGAATTGCGAATAGCATATCCAGTCGCAGTTCTAACCGAAATTGTGCTTCCAGATGGTGGTGCTGGAGGAGCAGAAAATGTCACTGTCGGATCGGCAGTGTAACTTGACCCTTGATCAGACAAGTTAACAGATGTAACACTTCCAACAACGATTGGAGTGAAGTTTGCTCCCGCTCCAGATGGTGATGCAATGGAAAGGCCCAGTGCGGTGATCTGACTAGCTTCTCCTGCCACAGCAGATGCTGAAATTAACTTAATGAGAGAAATCGTACCAACCCCAGCGGATGTGATCTTAATCGGATTTACAAAATTCGTAGGAGAAGATGCAAGTGCGTCCGCTTGTGTCGTGTGGATCGAAACTGCTTTTGTGTCTACGATATTTACAAAGTAGTTTTGATTTGCCAACAAGGGTTGAGGAAGTGTTCCACCAGACGTGAAGACTTGGACTTGATCTCCTTGGGTGAGCAAGTGGTCAACGCTGAAAGTCAATTTTGTCTCTGGTACGATTTCCTTACGGATATCGACGTTGATTGGATTCGTTGATCCAGTCGTATGCACCTCGTTAACATTTGCCTGAGCGTCAGAGATCGAACTAAAAATCTGAAGGTGCGTTGCATCCAGTAGATTTCCAAAATATGTAACGCCAGAACGAATTCCAATAGGCAAAGTTTGCCCAGATGGGAATGTAAGCGGATTTGCCGTTGTTATTTCGATAGTAGGAGCAGATGCGAATTGAAGAGCAGTCACGACAAATGAAGTCCTAGAGTCTAGGAATTTCAATGGCCCTGCTCCTACTATACTTTGGAGGGAAATTGGATAATTACCTGCCTGTGCGTTAAGAGAATCGCCGTAGATTTGAATGGTCAGCGCATCCAGAACACCAATGTAATAGACCTGACCATTAGAAAGCGGGACTGGGATAGTGCCAGAAATCGCCGTAATAGCCATTCCTTGACCAGAGTCGAGCGTGTGAGTGGTTGCGGACGTAAACTTGCTTATCGGGCTAATAGCAACCTCACGGGTTCTAATAGTGGCATCGTCTGGGGTGATTGTTCCGTAAGCAAAGTCAGATTGCGAATGGATTGGAATGAGAAGACCATCAACGCCCGTTCCATCCTTTAGTTGGCTACGCAGATCTCGATTGTTAGAGTCCGTGCCAGTAACGCGAATGATCTTGCCAACGTCATTCTCGCTTTCGGCAATGGCAACCAACTGCGAAGGCTGTATGATCTGCATCAATGTGGCTACATATCCTCGGTCATCCCACGCCCATTCAACAGTGTTGAATTTACCACCTTTGTTTACATGGTATTGGTATAGACGATTTCGGAAGTAGACTGGGGAACCATCTACATTAACCGCAAGGGGAACGTCTATTCCACGGGGAAGAGCAATAGTACAACCATCCCAACCTGTGCAAACATCAACGTCCGCAGTGGATTGCATCCAATGCCCAGACTCCATAAGCGTCTGAACAGCTTGCGTGATTTTGCGGTAAACTCTTTTTTCGTCAGTAGTTCCTAAAATCTCCGCACATTCCTCAAAGATTTGATCGACAAACATGACGATAAATTAGCGCATTGATCCCTCGGACGCAATAGAATTCAGAAAATCTTCTTCACTAGCCATTGCTGCATTTTCAGAAGCAGGAACATTACCTGCAAGCGATTCAGTCATGGCTTTTTGACCCTCAACGTCAGCGGCAAGGGCATCGATAACACCTGCGAGTTGCATTGCAATGCTGTGCAGTTCGTCAAATTTAGACTTTGCTACAGAAATAGTAACAGCACCTTCTTCTGCCACTGGAGAAGGGATTCCGCTCATGTCTTCAGGGAGATCCATTCCCATTGCTGGTTCGGGCATCACTGCCTCATTTGTTGGTTTTGCCATAAAAATTAATCTTCCTCTTCTTCCCCACCGATTTCAATCTCGATTTTAGTTGTTGGTTTCTTTTCAGACTCTGCTTCTTCTAGCCCAGAGTCGATAGCTTCTTCGTCATCCATCTCGTCTTCCATTTCCATTTCGGAGGATCCGTTGGATTTAATGCCACAGATGCAAAGTTCAACGCAATGACGCTTTTCGGTCTTGCCATCACGCATGGTAGTCTCATCCTTCTCCATTGTCTTTCGGAAGTAGATTGTAGCAGTACCCTCTTTGGGAAGGTTTTTAAGACCCTCTGCGTTCTCGAAATAGAGTGATGGGTAGTGGTAGTCGCTTTTAGGCATTGACATTTCTGGCATTGACATTGGCTTTACTTCCTCACCCAGATCCGTAAACCCAGATGGAAGGTCATATTTTTCTTTTGAGTATGGCATAAATTAATTATTTGGAACAATACCAACGCTAATTCTTGGGAATTTTTGTCTAGCGGGAGTTGATGCTGTATCTAAAGTTACAATTCTTAATGATGTTGTTCCAAAGAATATAGGTTGGAATATTCCTATGTTTGTGGAATTAGGAGTGAATGTGTCAGTTATTGTTTCAACAACATTAGAGGCACTTCCAAAAACAAGATAATTTGTATCTGCCATTGTTGTAGCAAAGTTTATCGTGAAATCACCTTCGTCATTTTTTGTAATAGTTGAAACAAAATCACCTCCAATAGCTCCACGTCCATACTCCCTTACAATTTTCCCCGGCGTTGGTGTTGTTAATGCCCCCGCTGGCAATGTTGCAGTTTGTATATAAAATTTATTTACTGGATCATTTAAAGGGTTCACTGTTATTGGAAATGTGCCATTGAAAATTACATTATTGCCAGTTTGTGCAGAAAATGTAATAAAATCACCACTTTGCAATCCATGATTATTGGAAGTAAGATAAAATAAAGTTCCAATCAGGGGGTCTTGTGATATTCCTGTTATTGTTTTATTTGCAATTGCTCCATTAAATGTAACGATATTTGCAAAAGAATTTATAGATGAAACAATTCCTTGATATAATGTTATAGGTCTTTGAACAAGAGAATCAGATACACCAAATACTCCTCCCACACTTAAATCATTACTAACATTTACTGAACCAGAAACATCAAGTTTTTGTGTTGGAGATGATGTTCCAATTCCAACACTTCCTGAATTTGTAATAATAAACGGACTTGCATCTGGATTTACGCTATCTTCAACACGCAATGCTGCTCCAGTTCCTGTTTGAGTAACTCGCAAGGCATCGCTTGATGTGTTTGTAGATACAACTAATCCACCTGTCATTGTATCTCCAGTCTTTGACACAACTTCAGATGCTCTTGGGACTTGAGAACCTGTAGATCCAGCGGGAACATTCAATGCTCCTGTCATTGTATCTCCAGTTTTTAATACATTCAAAGATGCAGACCCAATAACATTACCAGTTAGAATTCCATCCACATTGCCTTGAATTGGATTGCTAAATATCTTGTTGCCAGTAATAGTCTGATCCGTATCTGTCGTGCAGACATTGGGTGCTATTACTGCTTGGGTTGCTTTTCGTAGTGGCATATTATTTGTTCATTGTTTTTGTCAAGATTTAACCAATTTGAACAACTTCCAAATGAGCTGACCAATCAATTATCTGACTTGCAACTCCAGTTACAGTTACATTTATTTCATTTGATAAACCTAATGTAATAGCAACATTTGCTGCGGCATTAGATTCAAAATCTGTTCCTAAAGTTGTTATTGTTCCTAAAGTTGTTACTGCACCTTCTAAATATCTTATCGGAAATTGTCTTTTATATACATAACTTCCATTAAGCGTTCCATCAACTGTTGATGTTCCAGCCCCAATAATTGTAACTTCAAATAAAGAAGTCCCTTTTGCGTAATATGCATTTCCATTGTTATCAAGAGTTAACGAAACAGCACCACTTGTAGACCCAAACAGATAAACTAATTTTTTAACTGATCTTGATCCTCCAAGTCCTCCTGTTGCTGGAATGCTAATTGGATTTATTGCAATACCATTTGTATCTCCAATAATAATAGAATTACTATACGAAACTCCAAAATCATCAAACCAATTTGCACCTGATCCAATAGAAACTTGGTTTGACCCTGTATTTGTTCCACCCGCCATTCTAACAGAACCATCTGTTAAAATAGCAAATGGAGTTGAATCTGGATTAGTTGAATCTTCTACAACAAATGCGTTTGCTCCAGTATCGTTAGAAGTAATCCGAAGCGCAGGAAGTGCAGTAGTAGAACTTTGAATAACAACCCATGATGTATATGTTCCTGTTCCAGATCCAACAGTAGTAACATTAACAACCATTACTCCAGTTGCAGGATCATAACTGGTAACAGATCCAGTCATAAATCTTGTTGTAGAAGTGCCATTGCGAATTGTTGCAACTCGACCAGCAACCCAAGTAAGTCCAGTTCCAACAGTCAGAGTTTTAGAACCAATTCCAATGGTTAGTGAGGTTGTAGATGTAGTATCATACAAGCATTGAATAACTTTTTCACCAGCAATTGTTTGGCGTGTGTCAGTAGTTACGATGTTTGGCGTAATAACGCTTTGTGTGGCTTTTGTGATAGGCATAATTTTTGTTTTCTAATATATGTTTTTTTTACGATGTGGCAAGTGAAACAATTACAATTACAGACCCATTAGGGACTGCTGTTGACATTGTAAGAACTCCAGATGCAATTGTGTAATTGACTGGATCTTGAACGATCCCATCAATTGCAACTAAGAATGTTGCTGAATTAGTACTTGAAGAACCAGAAATTGCAAACAATGTTTGAACGCCATTTCCAGTATGTCTTGACACAAATCCAGCGTTGCTACTAGGAAGAACTCCAGTTGCTCCTTGCAATCCTGTGGCACCAGTCAATCCCGTTGCTCCTGTGCTACCTTGAGTGCCAATTCCAGTAGCACCAGTCAATCCCGTTGCCCCAGTCAATCCTGTCGATCCAGTTAAACCAGTTGCGCCAATTCCTGTAGCACCAGTCAAACCAGTAGCCCCAGTTGGGCCTACAATTGGGCCTACATCAATCCATGTTCCTGCGGTTTTTACCCACAAGTGACCAGTATCAAGTGCAATAACGCCATTTCCATTTACAGCAGATGGGAATGCGGCATTTAGTGTTGTTTGTGGATCTCCACCAACAGTTGAAATGCTTCCAATAATATTAACAGACGTTCCATCATTTCCTTGAAGTCCAGTCGCTCCTTGGATGCCTTGAATTCCAGTCGATCCTGTGCTTCCTTGAATGCCAATTCCTGTAGCACCAGTTGCGCCAGTACTTCCAATTCCAGTAGCACCAGTTGCACCAGTACTTCCAATACCCGTAGCACCTTGAATTCCTTGAATGCCAGTCGCTCCCTGTACTCCAGTAGAACCTTGAATCCCCTGTAATCCAGTCGCTCCTTGAACTCCATTTAGTGAAACAATAACAATTGAAGAATCACTTGGAACAGCAGAAGACATTGTTAAAACATATGGAGATCCTGAAACTATTGAATAATTATTAGGATCTTGTGTTACTCCATCAATGTTTACTGAATATGCCGTTGTTAGCGTTGTAACTGCTAGTGGAAGATTGAAATCAACAATTGTTCCATCCCCAGTATAAGCCCATCTTACGCCTCCTGCTGGGCCTGCTGATCCTGCTGGGCCTTGGACTCCTGTAGCACCAGTCAATCCCGTTGCTCCAACGCCAGTTGCTCCTGTAGATCCATCTAAACCAGTGGAGCCTTGGACTCCTGTAGAACCCGTTAATCCCGTTGCTCCAACGCCAGTTGCTCCAGTCGATCCTGTCAAACCAGTGGAACCTTGGACTCCTGTAGATCCTGTCAATCCCGTTGCTCCTTGTAAACCCTGAACTCCAGTAGCACCAGTACCTCCTTGGATGCCTTGAATTCCTTGAATGCCAGTTGCTCCCGTCAATCCAGTCGCACCTTGAATTCCAGTCGATCCTGTGCTTCCTTGGATGCCTTGAATGCCAGTCGAGCCTGTCAATCCAGTCGCACCTTGAATTCCAGTGGAACCAGTGATTCCTTGGATTCCTTGGATGCCTTGAATGCCTTGGATACCAGTTGCGCCCGTGGAACCTTGGATGCCAGTGCTTCCTTGACTACCAACACCAGTTGCCCCAGTTGCGCCTGTTGGGCCTCCACTTGGGCCTGTGGCTCCAGTCGAACCATTCACTCCAGCTACCCCTGTGGCTCCAGTTGGGCCTCCAGATGGGCCAGTTGAACCCGTCAATCCAGTTGCGCCAGTACTTCCAATTCCAGTAGCACCAGTGCTTCCCTGATATCCTTGGACTCCTGTAGATCCTGTGCTTCCTTGGATTCCTTGAATTCCTTGAATTCCTTGAATACCAGTGCTTCCAGTACTTCCAACGCCCGTTGATCCAGTGTTTCCTTGAAGTCCAGTCGCTCCTTGAATTCCTTGAATACCAGTGCTTCCGGTGCTTCCAACACCTGTAGCACCTTGAATTCCTTGAATTCCAGTAGCACCTTGAATGCCTTGAATGCCAGTGCTTCCAGTAATTCCAATACCCGTAGCACCTTGAATTCCTTGAATGCCAGTAGCACCTTGAATGCCTTGAATGCCATCAACCCCAGTCGCTCCAGTTAATCCTGTCGCTCCTTGAATTCCATTTAAAGACAGGATTACAATTACAGACGTATTAGGAACTGGAGAAGACATTGTTAATGTCGTTCCAGAAATAGAATAGTTGTTTGGGTCTTGAGTTATTCCGTCAATGTTTACTGAATATCCAAGTGGATTTGTTGTTGTTGCTCCAGCAATTGCAAAACTTGTTTGAGATCCATTTCCTACATAAGACCACCTTTGACCACCAACAGGCCCAGCATTCCCTTGTAATCCTGTGGCTCCAGTTAGTCCTGTTGAACCTTGAATTCCATCAGCTCCGCTTGCTCCAATTGGCCCTATTTCTCCAGTTGCGCCCTGAACTCCAGTTGATCCCTGTTGTCCGACAAGTTCAATATTCCAAGAATTATAAACTCCTGATCCAGAAATTAAATCCACACTTATATCAAATATATTTCCAGAATAAATTCCAATTATTCCTTCCATCCAGCTTGAAGAATTAAGTGTTGATGTTGCCCTTACTCTATTTCCAACACTAAAAGCAGAATTATCATTGGGTGTGTTTACAATAAACGTCCTGTTTCCTATTAAAATTGAAATTCCAGTTGTTGATGTTAACGAATATCCAATTCCCGTTGCTCCAACTGGGCCGATTGGGCCTGTGCTTCCCGTGGCCCCTGTGTCTCCTTTAAGTTGAAGGGAAATTATTGTTAGATATGCCCCTACTGGAACTGTTGCGTCTGTAAATGTTAATGTTGTTGGAAATCCGACAGAAATTGTATACGTTGCTGGATCTTGAACAACTCCATCGACATATACCAAGTATGCGCTGCTATAAGAATTCGATGCTCCACTGATTTCAAATGTAGATCCGTTATTCCCCTCATACCCCCAACGCATGAATGGAGAGTGAACATCAAGCGTATTGTTGAATACACGAAGCAAATAGCAAAGCAATCCTTCACCTTCTTCGCGTGGAATATTGTCTACTTCAGCACTATTATTCGGATCACATGGTATATCCCAAATAACACGTCCATCAACTACACTTTTGTCGATTGTACCATATAAAGCATAAACTAAATTGCTAATCAACGAGGGAACGCTTTCGCTTGAAATTTGCGGATAGGGGATATCTTGTCTACAGACATTACTATTTGAATCGTTGCAACATGACATAATTTTAGAATTCTAATTGTTGTTTTACTTAATGCAAGTTTTTTTATTGGGTTTTTTATCTAAAAAATAATAATGAGGGACAGGAAATAGTGTTCCATTTACGTTTGGAATATAAAAGTCTTTTCTCTCAATAAATCCCACCTTTATTCCTGCCGCGATTCTTTCTTTACAGGTAGTTTTTTTGACATTCCATATTTTGCAAAGTTCGTTTTTAGAATACCATCCTTTTGGTGCTGGATCAGTACATTTATTACTTGCCTCAAGTAGAATTTTAAGAAAATCGTTTGGTGTCATGGCAACCTCCACATTTGCCCTTGTTCCCGTGACGTAATGTGTAACGATGACTGGTTCAGTTCTTCACAATACTCACCCCACAGGAATCCATTTGTCCAAGCAAGTGTAGCTCGTCTCGTTTTAGCGTACTCCATCGAGGATCTTTTTGTCAGAGAACCAATATTGTATCCAGTTCCACCAACTAGGTTGCGTCCAGATTGCATTGCAACCTTGTGGGTATGCCCAAAGACAACCTTCCTCCTAGTCCCATTGCAGAATGCTTCTGCGGTGTCTCTGGCAGCCATTTCGTTGTATAAAACACCATGCTGGAATCCAATATCAGCGAGGTTATACATCTGGAACACCCCATCCCACGGAAAAAGTGGTGCGCGTAGTTTCTTACAGCAGTTTTCAATAGCTTCCACAATTTTATATGCGGCATGAGCCACCACCGCATTGTTGCTAGATTGCAGTCTCCACGCTCGATCTTCATGGTTGCCACACAACACAACATTAGCACCTAGCATTTTCAAGTGCATCAACCCCGTGTCGATATCGGGGATAAGCGGTTCTGCCTCATTCGATCCTTTTGCACCTGCCATTAGACTTGTTAAATCAACAAAATCACCAAGGTGTATGGTTGTATGGGGTTTAAAGTCACGTTTGAATTTTAAAACATGATCTAGCGATTCTTTGTCGCAATATTTTGCATGACTACACGAAACTGCTAGGACTTTTTTCCACTTGTGGGTAATATTTGCCATTTATGTATGATCGACTAGTAAGTATGGTATGGTTTTTTGCTCGTATCGAGTCATTTCTGAGTAGACTAAATTGATGAATCCGTCCCATTGCGGCGGGTAGATTGTTTGGCAACCCAGCGAGGAGGTTGTATTGTATCCTCCCTTGTGGATGTTAATAGCGATTCCCATATCGTCTCCAATCCCATCCCGTGTGACTGGCAGTTCTTCTTTTGCGTTAGCAGGTCGAAGCGCAGGGTAACCCCCTCCGGGTCTACTAAGACCATGATTCCCCTTACGGAACCGATGAATGCCCGTTTTAAGCACCGCAATACCCTTTTTGTGAACTGACGGATCAGTATTCGCGTTGAAAGTAGCATGAACAGAAGGAGATAAAAGTATAATCGCATCATCATAGATACCTCGGTCATTTTTCCCCTTCTCTCCCATTGTATCCATGTAGTATCCACGAATTCCAACGAGTGCAACACGATCAACGATTCCCGATTTGATTACCATCGAGAGCGTCTTCTCCTTCGCTTGCTGCGGTCTGGAGTTTGGAACCATTATTTACTAGAGTCTTTGGCAAGAATAAGCCCAACTCCAGCAGTGATTGCTGCAAAAAGCAATCCAATATCACCAAGTGTTCCGCTGCTCAAAAATTCTTTTCCAGCTTCTGAAACTGCCGCAAGAATCGTAAATACTCCAAGAAGTGTAGTTTTCCAGTTCGTTTTCATTTTTTAAGTCCTTTAATTTCTGGCAGTTCATAACAGAACTTGCCGTATTGCGTTTCGATACACACGTTTGGTTGTCCAAGCACTGAGCATCCCGTTAGGAATGCCATTCCTAACATTATAAACGATGTTACTATCATTGCTACTGCTATTTTTTTTGGTTTCATTTTGAAATCTGCTTTACCATATAGATGCAAGTCAAAACACCAGCAATAATGGAGATAATTCCACCAGTAACTCTAATTGACGCTTCTATTTCTGGTAACATACTTACTATAAATCCTGTTGTCGATACAATCGTACCTAATATTCCGTGACTGGTGACATTGTCGTTCATAGGTTGTTAGGTATAAATGCCGCTTGCTTTGAGCAAACGATGATTGTGTTTGAATATGTTATTTGTGCATAAGCGAAAACATAACGAGTTCCATCAGAATATGGAAATTGTGCGCTCCATGTTCCGTTTCCGTTGTTTGTTGTTGTCGCAGTAATCCATGTCCTAGCTAGAGAATCTGCTGTTACTAGAGCATAGTAAAATTGAACTGATGTTACATCTGCTGGTTGAGATGGAGAAACTGTTGCCTTCGCAGTTCCAATTGAAACAATGCTTGGAATTGTGTTTGGATTAGAAGGCCAAGTGATTGCAGAACCTTTTAGATGCTTGTCAAACCACAAACGGACATTCTGCTCAAACCCAGAAATATCATGCGATGCATTAGCCTTAAAAGCATAGCTTCCTTGGACTGGAGTGATTTCAAAGTTGCGGAATCCTCGATCAAATTGACCATGAAAGTCATTTGTGGACATCATCCACAACATAGGATTTCGAGCGTATTTTGCGTAGGCTTGGCATTCCAAAGTTGAGATATAAAGGTTATTCCCATCTGAAAATGGAGGTTCCGAATATGGAATGTTATACAACCATACGGAATTTGTCTTCCAATAGTGAATCCATCCATTCCCGTATTGAGCCACACAACATTTAATATCTGGGTCGATATTCATGTTGTAAGCAATCTGACCACCCCAGCTGTTCCCGTAGAATCCGATCTTGGTAATGTCAATGTCGGCGGTTAGAGTTTTGGTATACGCAAGCACTCTGCGAGGCATGGCGAACCAATAATACATATCTTGGTTGCGGACATCCTCAATAGTCGCAACGGACGCTTGACTAGCATAGTTAGCGTTTGGGTTAGTTACTTGGTTCAGTCGATTGAGTGCCGCTGGGTAAAGCGTCATCAAGGTAGTTGGATAACTATAAGTCCCATTGAATGTTCCACGCCAATCGTATTGAATTACTGCATAGCCGAGATTTGCGTAGGTTGTAAAATCATCGACGGATGCACCCCAGCCATTTGAGAAAATAAAACAAGGAAGGTTTCCTGATCCGCGAAGTGATGACTTGACTTGATATTTAACATAGATGCGAATCAAGTATCCATTGATAGTACAATCAATGAAAGAGTTTTGCGTAAATACTCCATTTAATGTTGATGCGCCAATAATCGTTTCATTAAACGCTCCAGTATTGGGGTTGTAGTTGTTGTATAAAGAATTAACATCCCAGACGCTAAGAGGGTTCGGAGTTACTGGCGTATTAGTATCAGTCCTAACCCAGCTTCCATTTGCGGAATAGGCAATCGCCTGATTGTTTACACCTTGCTTGCCGAAACCTGTTCCATCCGTGCAATAGACTTGCGTTCCATTTGAAGAAGAAACAGAAAGTTCATTAACTGGCAGTTGGACTAGACCTCCCGTTGTGGCATAGTCTAATTTGCGTGTAAATGGATTGAACTTAAACCCCATCGCTCGGTCTTTCTGGCAGAGAATGTAAATCAATCTCGCTGGCTAATTTCGCTTCAGTCCCAGCGGGAGGTTGCCAATCTTCAAGATTGCCATTCCAGACCACAAGGTTGACCAACCAACCGCCTTCTTTATCAAGTATTGCGTAGGTTTCCATATTAGAAATAGGTTGTTACAATGATGATGCCTTGCGCTCCGTTTCCACCAGCACCAGAAGTTAAAACGCTACCTTGTGTTCCTTGGCATCCACCTCCACCTCCACCCCCGCCATAAAGTCCCCCGTTGCCTCCCCGGCCAGCATTAACAGTTACCCCTCCAGCACCACCACCAGCACCACCACCAGCGTGAATGTATGATCCCATAGAAGTTCCGTTTGCACCAATCGCTCCCTCGGTTTGTCCTCCTATTGCTTGGCCTCCAGATGTAGAAGGATTGTTTCCAAGAACCCACTGACCATTTCCACCGATAAACCATGATCCAGCGGTATTGCATCCACCACCCGAACCGCCACCAGCGGCAGAAATTGCACTAGCTCCTCCTGCGCCACCAGCACTTGCTATTGAACCAGTTCCTCCAGCACCTCCGGGATTTACATTTCGTCCATTTGATCCACCTCCACCTCCAGAAGACCCACTACCAGTTCCCCCGCCACCTCCACCTGCGTAGACCCAAGGAGAAAACACGCTACCGCCAATTGCTCCAAAGCTAGAATCTCCACCAGAGGTTCCAGCAAGTCCTTGAGCGTTAGGGCCAGTAACAGCATTTCCTCCAGTCCCGCCAGCACCAACTGTGACAGCTTCAGTTGCTAACAAAGAAGAAGCTGGGATTTGTGTTCTAAAAGTTAAGCCACCACCAGCACCACCACCTCCACCG